TTGGATTTAGAAATTTCTCTTTATCCTTGACTCCTCTAATTTTTAATATCTTTTCGGTTATTGAATCATAATCATTATATTCTTCTTTGGAGTCTAAAACTTTCCAATTTTTTTTCAACAAATCACACCCATTCTACAAAATTATTTTTTAATTGTATGAATTTTTCTTTTCCCAAATCTGTTGGACTCATTTTTGAACCCTTTGGAAGAATTACATTTTTTCTATCTATTATATATCCTATTTTTATATCAAAAAACTTAATCATTGCTTTTACTTTTTTAATTTGTGTTAAAATTATTTCTTCATTTAATCCTTCGTCATAGCAAAAATATAATCTCTTTGGATTGAGATTAATAATATGTATTATCTGAGGAGTGTGAATTGAATTTCCCCCTAATGCTAACCCTGTATAAATCTCCATAGTATCTAATTGCAATACAAACTTCTCTGATTCCCCTATATATAGTTCTTCACATCCTTGAAGATGTTGATAATTTTCTATATACCCATATAATGTTTGTGATTTAGGATGAGGAATTACTGGGAACCACTTTAAAGTGTTGTCTTCTTCGTAATCACCATTGTATCTTCCAGTAATTCCAACCAACCTACAATCAAAACTCCACCAAGGGCAAGTAATTCTTTGTGATAATACGTCGAATCCTATTTTAAATTTCCTTTGAGTATCAATTGATATTCCATCTTCGATGAATTTCATATTGAATTTATTAGAAAACGGGATTAATATATTAGTATTAATGTAATTTAATTGAATATTTAATAACTTATTAAGTTTAATCTTATCATAAAACCCTCCAAATATTGACTTCTTTCTTGCAAATGATAAGTATTCCATTCCCAATTCAATTTTAACAGTATTAATTACATCTCCAAATTCAACATTTTTACTTTTAATAATGAAACTAAAAAAGTCACAATTTATTCCTCTTCCATAATCAGAGACATAAAGATAATCATTATTGACTAGTTTGATTCTAATAGAACTTTTATTTGTATCTTCTTCTATCCCACAACGAATCTCTTTTGAACGGATATGAATATTGCTAAACCCATAATCCTTGAGAATATTTTCGATATGTTGTGGATTGTCTATGAGTTTAGCTTTTAGTTCCGACAACATACCTAAAATCCTCCTTTAAACTCCTATCCTCCCATGTCTACACCTTGCAAATGCCGACTCGGTGAATGTTCCTGAATTGCCATTAAATTTAAGCAACATAGCTATTCCTGTATCACTAGAACATTCTCCATTTCTATTTTTTTCGAAGAATAACATTCTGTATACCGAAGTTTCGTCTACGTTGTATTCTTCTTCACACCATTTATCAGCAATTTTAACTCTTTTAAATGGTCTACAATAATATTTTTTATTTTCCTTGTCTAATTCATCTGCAAATACTGGTCTTAATAGTAATAATGTTTCAAGAATTTCTTTAATCTGTTTTGACTGAGATAGTGTAGATGCATCTAGAAACAATGTGCCAAATAATGCTTGTGCTAATTGAATATTTGCCAATCCAATTAAGTTATACTTTTTTGCTACTTTGTCTAATTCTCTAGAATCTTTAATTAAAGTTAGCCAGTTTTGATCATTCTTATCATTGCTTAATTCAGCTTTAAATGTATCGTAGAGGTAGGTATCAAATCCTTGTGTTAGGGCATACTGTCTAATTTTCTTTTTTACTAATCCCATATCTGCATCAGCTATTTGAATAAATTTAAAATGAGATTTGAATTCCTCATTCCATATTTTTTGAGCTTTTTTTATATATATTTGATCCTCTGGTGTTAACTCATTTTTATTTTTCATTTTCCTTTTAGTTACTTTGAAATATTTTAATCTTTTAGCTAATATCCATGTAATAAATTGAATTTTAAATACTGTGCTCTTTTGCTCATTAGTAATAATTAATATTTTACGTCCATGAAATGCCATACTCATAAGCATTGTGACAATCATAGTAGTTTTACCTGAACTTGAAAACCCACCTAACATATTAAGAGTACCTTCTAAGAAACCACCTATCTGATTTGAAATATAAGGAAAACACTTTACTTCATCTCCATTTATGTCATCTCCACAAGTATCAAAGGGAACACCACTCTCTAACCCCTCTTGTATTTCCTCGATAAATTGGTCAGTTATTTCTAAATCTCCTTCTTCTAAAATTTTACTACTGTTTCCTGTGGACATTTTAGACAATAAACTTTCATACCAATCCAAAACACCTTCACTGTCCATTTTTCTAAACAATCTTAAAGGAATAACTTGTTTTCCACCCTCATCAATTGGATCAAAAAGATTAAATCCTCCATTGTAGAGATTTATTATTATATTTTCCCTATATAAAACGTCTAAATATGTATCCCAATTCTTATCATTGATAATATTAATTAAGTTTTGAATTACATCCCAACCACCACGTTCTGTAAATCCTGCCTCGATAAAATCTGATACATTGGATAATATAGTTATTTCATCGAGTGAGCTAAACCCTTTTGAGCGAATATTTTTAAATAGACTAAAATAGAAGACTGAATCCTCACCAACAAAATCTTTAGATTCTAGATTTGTTTCATCTATAAGTAAAAGGTCTTTTGCTAGACATGCAATAACATTACCTTCCACTGCTATACGGTTTTCAAGAATACCTTTTGGGTATTTATCACACCCAGTAATAAATCCCTCTACATTGCCCATATAATCACTCCAATTCGTCTAGGTAGGCATCCATACTCTTTTTACGACTTTTAGCTTTATACATTACTCCCACTACCTCTGCATCAGATTGTTTAATAGAAGTTGGAGTGGTCATTATGTAATCTTTTATATTGTTTTTAATGATTGTGGTAAAATATTTGATTTTTCCGTATTCATTATTGAAAGACTTGCCCATATATTTTTCTAGCATTTGAGAGTTTTCATTAACATAAGAATTTATTTTAGAATAAGAATGCACTTTAGTTATTTCACTTAATTCTTTATAAAGAATAGTGTTTGTAATTACATAACCAAAAATATTATTAATTTTATCTAAGAGATTTTTTCTAGTTTCTTTATCATTTTGTATTCTGAGATAGTCTTCTTCTGTACAATAATATTCATTTTTATTATTTATAATTACTTTAAATGCCGTTCCTCTATCAATTTTTTCTGAATGGCATTTGCATTTAACTAGCATAAAATCACCCCTAAAAAGGATAGGGAGGCCGAAACCTCCCATATTAAATTATTTAAATAAACCAAGGATTTTCTCAAACATGCTAGTTGGTAAATTAGGATCAAATTTTGTACTGCCATTATCTTTTAAGATAGATTTAACTTGTGTCTTTTGTTCGGCAGTTGATACTTTATAATGTGTTGTAATTTCCTTAATCAATTCTTTATTTTTATCAACATCTACAGCATCTTCGTCTAAAGGAGTATTAATTTCTAGCTCAGAATAATTATTATCTTCCTCTTGGACTTTTTCTTGAATTACAGCAATCTTTTCCTCTGATTGTTTTTCTTTAATCTCAGCGATTTCTTTATCTGTTGATTCTCCATGAAACTTATCATGTTGTTTTTTAATAGCATTAAGAATAGTTTCAATAAATACTGGAGCACTAAATTCAATTTTAGGTTCTATGTATTCAAAATGAGACTTAACATCAATTGCATACTCTTCATCTCTAAATACAATAACTCGTTTTTCAGATGCAATTCGTCCTACCTGCTTTTCCTTCTTACTGAAAGCATCTTTAACTGTTTCTAAGTTGTTCATTTCTCTTTCAATATAAGCACTACATACCACATTCACTTTATCTTTGATTGCTGTATAGTATTTAGCTTCTAGATTTGATGTTAATTGCTCGAATTCAATATCTGTCATTGGATCTTTTTTGTTTTTAGTTTTTGTATGTCCAATAAAGAATATCCCGTAACCTGCATCTCTAAGTTTAAATAGAGTTGATACAACAATATCTACTACCTTATTTTCACCTGCTTGGAATCCACCAAACGCTTGCTTAATAGATTTAACTCGTTTATCAATTACAACTGTGGAATTGTATAAATCTAATACCTCTTGCTCTGCAAGCCTGAATACCTCATCCACAGTATCAATTGCAATTAATTTTAAATCTTTATAATCAGTATTTCTATATTCAACTAAGTCTTCAATCATTTCGTCTAAATCAGACCACAATTTTGCTCTATCTGATAGAATATTTCCTAGATGAACTGGTTCTGGTTCTTGACCAACTGTTAAAATCATAATTCCATCTTCACCATATAATGTCTTTCCTACCTCATAGGAGAGAGAAGTTTTGCCAATACCTGCGATTCCATTAAGCAAATAGCAATAACTAGCAAAATCAACCATAACATCTTTTCTTTTACCTACTTTTCTTCGTGCCAAAATACATAACCCCTTTTATTTTATTTTTGTTTTCTTAATTATTTGGAAGATAATCAATAAGGAATATCTGAGTCATCAACATCAAAAATATCTTCGTTATCATCTTTTGCTTTTTCTTGAATAACAAAATCTGAGTCAGTCATAACTGTATCTTTTCGACCTTTTGAGTACCCTTTTGCAACATTAATAATTACCATTTCTTGAACCTTTTCTCCATAGACATCCCCACCAATTTCTTTTCTGATTTCGTCGAGGGTGATTGCCTCCATTTCTAATAATTCTTTTTGAGTATCATTCAACATATCCATTGTAATTTCCATTTTTTGCGAACCATCAAGTAACCTTACTTTTACCCCTAACTCTTTCCAAGATTTATCCTTAACCGTGAATTGATTAATCATCAGAGTGTTAATCTTTTTAATCTTTTCGTCATCACCATTTTTAGAGATATCAATTACTAAAATAACTGGGGCAGAAATTTCCTTCTTTTGATCATTGTCATAATTCCTAATAAATCCATTAACATAATATTTATTAGTTTTCTTTAAGAGACTATCATCTAAACTATTTTTATTAAAGAAAATAGTAATTTGTGCTGTTGAGGATGGTTCTGCATCTTTTTCAGCAAGATATATACGATTTGGCACTAGTTTCTTATAATATTTACCTTGATATTCTGTGTAAAGCATTTCTCCCATAATTTTAAATAACTTATCCTGAACCTGATCTGTAGGGATGAGAGTATGCAAATAATCAGCGAAATCGGTTTCATCAATAAATTCTTTTCGTTTAGCTTTACTAAGTTCTAATTCTGCTTTTACATCAGTCATTCCCAATTCAAGAAGTTCTTCAGGAGTTAACCCATTTTCATTAAGTTTTTCTACAGCTTTTTCTAATTTATATCTTTTCCCATACTCTTCTAGGTCAATAATGAACTTTTTAAATTCTGCAACATTCTCTATTACCTCTGGTTTGAATCTATCTTTCCAAGGAATTTGAAGTTTTTCACCTTTAATTTTCTCTCCGCTATCAGATTTTCCACCTTTAGAAAGTGTAAATACTTGACCATGTCCATCTTTAAAATGACCACCTTTTAATTTAAGCATATGCCTATTAACCCCTGCCACAGCATTGAAAGTCAATTCCTTGATTACCCAACCACTCTTATCAAAATATGTGACTTTATAAGGTTTAAATTTTTCCGTCTCTTTATTGATGATCATTTTACTAACTAATTCAAATGTATTATTCGCCATATGTATTATTCCTTCTTTCAATATATTATTATTTTATTTGAATTTGATCCATTAACAATATATTGTAATAGGGTGGTGGTTTACAAAATTTTATAGGTACTCTACGTTTACCCTTACTCTTCAATCAATCAATCCTTTCTAAATTATTATTTAATATTCATTAACTATTATTATAACATACCTATTTTCACAAAGTCAAAACAAATTTTTAAACTCCA